AGAATATACGATGAGGAAATTGAAGTTAAAGTATTTGTAGGTAATAGTTCTCTTCGTAGAAAACTAACAAAATGTAATAATATACCAATATCCACTATAAATTCAGGTTTACCGTTGAAAGGAGACAGCAAAGTGATTAATTATGATACAGTAAAGTCTGAAAAATTGCTTAGAAATTTAATTTTAAAAAGTATACATAAAGAAGTCCATCCTAACACTAAACCAAACATGGATTTCATATATAAAGTTTTAGAAGATGCTTATAACTCGGAGCTAGTCTATGATGTTAAAGACTTAAGACCTAGAGTTTTAGCGTTTGCTAATAATAGTAGTAATCAATCAAGTTATTGTGTTCATTTAGTATCAAAGATGAAATTTGAATCTGAAAAAGAAGCAGAGCCTTATGAAAAATATGACAATGATAAATTAGTATTTTTTGATGTTGAAGTATTTCCTAATTTCTTTGGTATAGCTTATAAGTTTGAGGGTAAAGAAGTAGTTAAAATGATAAACCCAACATCTCAAGAGGTTGAAGGCTTATTTGATTTAAAACTTATAGGTTTTAATAATCGTAGATATGATAACCATATTCTCTATGCTAGATATTTAGGATATACAAATAAAGAGTTATATAATCTAAGCCAAAGAATTATAAATGGTAGCAGAAATGGTTTATTTAGAGAAGCTTATAATTTATCATATGCTGATGTATATGAGTTCTCATCTAAGAAACAAAATCTTAAAAAATGGGAAATAGAATTAGGAATACACCATCAAGAGCTTGGTTTAAAATGGGATGAGGATGTTCCTGAGGAATTATGGGAAAAAGTTATGGATTACTGTGCTAATGATGTTATAGCTACAGAAAAAGTATTCTATAATAGGAGTCAAGATTTCGTAGCTAGAAAAATAGCAGCAGCTTTAAGTGGTCTAACAGTTAATGACTCAACACAAAGACATACTGCTAAAATAATATTTGGCCAAGACAAATACCCACAGAAAAAATTTGTATATACAGATCTAAGTGAAGAATTTCCAGGATACACTTTTGATTACGGAAAATCTGTTTACAGAGGTGAAGAAGTAGGTGAAGGAGGCTATGTATATTCAGAACCAGGGATGTATCAAAATGTTGGTTTATATGACATTTCATCACAACACCCTACAACAGGTGAAATATTAAATATGTTTGGACCATATACAAAAAACTATGTTATGTTAAAAGATGCAAGATTAGAAATAAAACATGATAACATAGACAAAGGTAAAAAGATACTAGCTAAAATTCTAACAAACACAAGTAATATTAGTAAGAAAGATGCATTAGCTAAAGTTGATAAGATATTAAAAGACAACGATATAAACCTAGAAGAGCTTTCTTATTCTCTAAAAATAATAATCAATATAGTTTATGGTATGACCTCAGCTAAATTTGATAATATATTTAGAGATCCTAGAAATAAAGATAATATTATGGCTAAAAGAGGAGCTTTATTCATGGTCGACTTAAAACATGCCGTTAAAGAAAAAGGATACACAGTTATACATATAAAAACAGACTCTATTAAAATAGCTAATGCTGATGATGAAATAAAAAAGTTTATATTTGAATTTGGTAAAAAATATGGTTACACTTTCGAACATGAAGACACATATGAAAAAATATGTTTAGTTAATGATTCAGTCTACATTGCAAAGAATAAAAGTGGGTGGAATGCTACAGGGACACAGTTTGCAGAGCCGTATGTTTATAAAACATTATTTAGTAATGAGCCTATAAAATTTAAAGATAAATGTGAAACGAAAACAGTAACAACCTCTTTATATTTAGATTTTAACGAAGACTTAGAAGAAGATGAACATAATTACCACTTTGTAGGTAAAGCAGGTTCTTTCTGTCCAATAAAACCTGGGAAAGGTGGTGGTGTACTTCTTAGGGAAAAAGAAGGTAAGTATAATGCAGCAACAGGAAGTAAAGGTTATAGATGGTTAGAATCAGAAGTTGTTGAGAAGTTACATAAAGAAGATGATATAGATTTAGAATTCTATAAAGAAAAAGTAGATAAAGCTGTTGATAAGATTTCCAAATTTGGGGATTTTGAATGGTTTATATCTTAAAAATGAAAGGAGTTAGAAATGAGAAAAGATTATATGGTAGAAGATAATTTAGTTATTGAGGGAGCAAGGATTGGTTTTAGAAATTTTGCAGGCAAAGAAGGTAAATTTAATCCCGCAGGACAAAGAAATTTTTGTGTGTTTTTAGAACCAGAAGATGGTGCTAATTTAGAAAAAATAGGTTGGAATATTAAATGGTTAGATCCTCGAGAAGAAGGCGATGTTGAAACACCATATCTTCCAGTAGCTGTAAATTATAAAAATATTCCGCCAAATATATTATTAATATCTGGGCAAGGTAAAAATAGATTAAGTGAAGCCGAGGTAGATATTTTAGATTGGGCCGAAATAAAAAATGTTGATATTGTTATTAAACCATACAACTGGGAAGTTAATGGGAAAAGAGGTGTAAAAGCATACGTTAAATCTATGTATGTAACAATAATAGAAGATGAATTTGCTGAGAAATATTATGATGTTCCCGACTCAGGAGATGAAATACCTTTCGAGGATTAAATGAATATTGAACTTTATCAGCATCAAATAGAATCTATAGATAAACTAGAGAACGGCTCCATCCTTTGCGGTGGGGTTGGCTCTGGTAAATCTAGAACTGCCTTAATGTATTACTTTGTTAAAGAGTGTAAAGGGGAAATAAAAGTAAATGGTGAAGGCAAATTTAAAAAAATGAAAAAACCAAAAGATCTATATATAATAACTACTGCCAGAAAAAGAGACACTCTCGAATGGGAACACGAAACCTCCTCTTTTCTTATAGGTAGAAAACAAGAAGACAATATTCAAAATGTAAAATTAACTGTTGATTCTTGGAACAATATAGATAAATATATAGATGTTGAAGACGCATTTTTCATATTCGATGAACAAAGAGTTGTTGGTTATGGATTATGGGCTAAATCCTTTATTAAAATAGCTAGAAAAAATAGATGGATATTATTGACAGCAACTCCAGGGGATACTTGGATGGATTATGTACCTGTATTTATAGCTAATAATTTCTATAAGCATAAAACTGAGTTTGTAAGAAGACACGTTGTTTATAATAGATTTACAAAATATCCAAAAGTGGACCATTATGTAGAGTGTGGTCGACTTGAAAAATTTAGAAGAAAAATATCAGTCAATATGAAATATGAAAAGAGAACAATAAGACATAATAAAGAAATATTTGTACCATACGATAAAACTAAAGAGAAAGTAGTTCTTAATAAAAGATGGAATATCTTTACTAAAGAACCCGCTAAAGATATAGCTGAGATATGTAGAGTTTTAAGAAGATTAGTTAATTCGGATTATAGAAGAGTTGAAGCATTACTCGATATACTAGTTGAGAGACCAAAGGTTATAGTTTTTTATAACTATAATTATGAGTTAGATATTCTTAGAGAAATGGTTGAAGATTTAGGTATCACTAAGGCTGAATGGAACGGGCATAAACATGAACCCATACCAGATACAGATAAATGGGTCTATCTTGTTCAGTATACAGCAGGTGCTGAAGGGTGGAATTGTGTTGAGACTGACACTATAATATTCTATTCTCAAAATTATTCATATAAACTGATGGAACAAGCAAGAGGGAGAATAGACAGAATAAATTCTCCGTTTATACATTTATATTATTATCATTTAATAAGCCACTCGCAAATAGATAGGGGTATTAAAAAAGCTTTATTGAAAAAAAAGAACTTTAATGAAAATAAATTCATAAAGTAATATTCGCATAAAAAACAGCTCCTATAATAGAGGAAGTAGGGTATGCAACTTTACTAACTCTATATTTTTGCGAAAAAAGGAGGTAATTTGTGAAAGAAAATAAATTTCAAAGGGAACTTATAAAAGAACTTAAATCTCGGTTCAAAGGATGTGTTGTTTTAAAAAATGATCCGTCCTACATTCAAGGGATACCCGATTTATTAATTTTGCATAATGATAAATGGGCAGCTTTAGAATGTAAGAGAAATAAGAAAGCGTCTCACCAGCCGAACCAAGATTACTATGTTAAGAAACTTGGTAAAATGGCATACGCAAATTTTATAACGCCTGAGAATAAGGAGGTGGTACTTAATGAAATTCAACGATTATTCGTACCTACAAGGTCAACATGCATTTCTAAGCGCAAGTAAGTATCACTGGATTAATTATGATGAAGAAAAATTAGATAAAAGATATTTAAATCATTTAGCATCTGCTAGAGGGACTGAATTGCATGAGTTTGCTAGCGAAGCTATAAGGTTAGGTATTAAATTACCAAGAACTAAGAAAACTTTAAATTTATACATCAATGATGCGATAGGGTATAAAATGGAACCAGAACAGGTACTATTCTATTCTGAAAATTGTTTTGGTACTGCTGACGCTATATCTTTTAGAAATGGTATTCTTAGAATACATGATTATAAAAGTGGGGTCACTCCTACTAAAATAGATCAATTAGAAGTTTATGCAGCATTATTCTGTTTAGAATACTCTGTTAATCCTGCAGAAATAAATATAGAATTAAGAATATATCAATTAAACGAAGTTCTAGTGCATAATCCAGACCCCGAAAGAATTAGAGAAATAATGGATAAAATAATAGTGTTTGATAAAAGGATAGAAAAAATAAAAAATGGAGCGTGATTTAAATGGATGATAAATTAAAACATTATGGTACGCCTAGACGCTCTGGTAGATATCCATGGGGTTCAGGCGGAAACTCTTACCAAAGAACAATTGACTTTTTAGGAGCTGTACAAGAACTTAAAGATAAAGGAATGACAGAAAAAGAAATAGCTAAAGGTTTTGGAATGAGTACAACAGAATTAAGATCTAGAAAATCATTAGCTAATGATCAAAGAAGAGCTGCCGAACTATCACAAATTCGTAAATTAAAAGACAAAGGTTGGTCTAATACCGCTATAGGCGAAAAAATGGGAAAAAATGAATCAACTATAAGGTCTATGTTAAAACCAGAATATGAATTAAGAGCAAATAAAACTAAACAAACTATGGATCTTCTTAAAGATTCAGTTAATGAAAATAAAATGATCGACATTGGCGTAGGTGTTGAGAGACACGTTGGTGTTTCAAGAACTAAACTTAACACAGCTGCTAAAATGTTAGAAGACGAAGGTTATAAAATCCAATATATTAAAGTTAATCAATTAGGCACTGATAAACCAACACATATTAAAGTTTTAACAAAATCTGATATGGAGTATCCAACATTAGCTAAAAATAAAGATAAAATTAAAGTTATAGGTAATGTTGTCAAAGACTCAGAAGGCGTTAGTAAATTTGGGTTAAAACCAATAAATAATGTTTCCTCTAAAAAAGTATCTATAGCTTATAAGTCAGATAAAGATGGATTAATAGAGTTAAGAAGAGGTGTTCCTGATATATCTTTAGGAAACGCAAAATATGCCCAAGTTAGAATTGGTGTAGATGGAACACATTATCTAAAAGGTATGGCTGTATATTCAGATAATATGCCTGCTGGAAAAGACATAGTATATCATAGTAATAAGAAAAAAAGTACACCAGCTAAAGATGTATTTAAAAGTATGAAAAGAGTTATTACAGGTTATAAAAAAGAAAATGGAGTAAAAGTACCTGTTTATGGAGAGATAGATAAAGACAACCCTTTTGGAGCTGAGGTTATTCAGAAAACATATATAGGTAAAGATGGTAAGAAAAAAACATCCGCATTAAACATAGTTTATGAAGAGGGTGATTGGAATACATGGTCTAAAAATTTATCATCACAAATGTTATCTAAACAAGGTATAACTAATCCTACATTAGTAAAAAAACAATTAGATTTAGCTTATAAAATTAAAAAAGAAGAATATGATGAAATAATGAAATTAACAAATCCTACAGTAAGAAAAAAACTATTAAATTCACATGCTGAAGGTTTAGATTCTGATGCGGTTCATTTAAAAGCCGCTTCATTACCACGACAATCGAATAAAGTATTATTACCGTTCCCTAATATGAAAGAAGGAGAAATATATGCTCCTACATATAGAAATGGTGAAAGAGTTGTCCTAATAAGACATCCTCATGGTGGAACTTTTGAAATACCAGAGGTTACTGTAAATAATAAATACTCTCCTGCTAAGAAAATAATGAAAAATGCCACAGATGCTATAGGAATTCATCCCAAAGTAGCAGCTCAATTATCAGGAGCAGACTTTGATGGTGATACAGTTTTAGTAATACCAAACCCTAAGACTGTTAATATTAAAAAATCAGCACCACTACAAAGTTTAGTTGAATTCGATCCTAAAATATATAAAAATGATAAGATACCAAAAATTAAACCAGCTACTAAACAGACTGAGATGGGTAAAATATCTAATTTAATTACTGATATGACTATAAGAGGTGCTGACCGTAATGATATAGCAAGAGCTGTTAAACACTCAATGGTTGTTATAGATTCAGAGAAGCATGGTTTAGATTATAAACAATCATTTAAAGATAATGGTATAGCTGAATTAAA